CGTGGGTCGCTCATTGGCGCGACGTGTCCGACATGATCCTGCCCCGGCGCGGCCGCTTCCTGGTGTCCGACCGCAACAAGGGCGCCCGCCGCAACCGCAAGATCATCGACAACACCGGCACCCTGGCCCTGCGCACCATGGCCGCCGGGCTGATGAGCGGCATCACCAGTCCGGCCCGGCCCTGGTTCCGCCTCACCACCCGCGTTCCCGCCCTCGCCCGGGATGATGAGGTGAGCCGCTGGCTGGCCGATGTCGAGACGCTGTTGCGCGAGATCTTCAGCGCCTCCAACGCCTATGACGCGCTGGCCTCGGTCTATGAGGAGCTGTCCGCCTTCGGCACCGCCGCGATGGTGGTGCTGCCCGACCATGACAATGTCATCACCTGCGAGACCCTCACCGCCGGGCAATACCTGATCGCCGCCGGCAAGACGGGCGAGGTCGATACCCTGTACCGGGTCTACAGCCTGACCGTCGGGCAGGTGGTCGATGAGTTCGCCCCGCTGGTCGAGGGCACGCGGGACTGGTCGGCGATTTCTCCCGCCACCCGCACCCTGTTCGACAATGGCCGGCGCGATGCCTGGGTCGAACTGGTGCAGGCGATCGAGCCCAACCCCGACCACCGCCCCGGCCCGGGACCGTCCTGGCGCAAGGCCTGGCGCTCGGTGTGGATCGAGAAAGGGGCGCCCGACGACCGCCTGTTGCGGGTCTCCGGCTTCGACGAGTTCCCGGCGGTGGTCGCCCGCTGGAACGTCACCAACCCCGACATCTATGGCACCAGTCCGGCGATGGACGCGCTCGGCGATGTCGAGCAGCTTCAGGCCCAGGAGCGCGACAAGTCGCTCGCCATCCAGAAGATGGTCAAGCCGCCGCTCAACGTCCCGGCCAATCTGCGCGGCAATTCGGTGGTCAACCCGCTGCCCAACGGCACCACCTTCTACGATCTGGCCGGCGGGCCGGCCCCGCCGGTGGCGACGCCGCTTTATCAGGTCCAGCCCCGGCTCGACGAGATGCAGCACGACATGGATCGGGTGCGGCAGCGGATCCGCGACGCCTTCTACGTCGATCTGTGGCTGATGATCAGCCAGATCGACCGCGCCGGGGTCACCGCCACCGAGATCGACGCCCGCCGCGAGGAAAAGCTGCTGATGCTGGGGCCGGTGCTGGAACGGCTGCATCACGAGTTCCTCGACCCGCTGATCGACCGCGTCTTCGCCCTCGCCAGCCGGGCCGGCCTGCTGCCGCCGCCGCCACCGGCCCTGGCCGGGCAACGGCTGCGGGTGCGCTACGTCTCGATGCTGGCCCAGGCTCAGCGCGCGGTGGCGACCGGGTCGATCGAACGGCTGTGCAGCTTCGCCGGCAGCCTCGCCGCCGCCGACCGTTCGGTGCTCGACCGGATCGATTTCGATCAGGCGCTGGAAAGCTACGCCGAGGCGATCGGAGTCGATCCCCGCCTGCTCCGCCCCGACGAGGCCGTCGCCACCCGCCGCGACCAGCGCCAGCAGGGCCAGCGTCAGGCCGACAGCCTGGAAACGGTCGAACTGGCCGCCCGCTCGGCCGAGGTGCTGTCGCGGATCGACACCGGCCACCGCAGCGCCCTGACCGACATCCTCGCCAACGTCACCGGCGCCCTGCCATGAGCGGCCCGCCCACCTTCGCCGCCGAGGCCCCCCGCCCGGCCCGGCCCAGCCCGGAGGACGAGGATCTCGCCTGGCTGCTGAACCGGCCCGAGGGCCGGCGGGTGCTGCGCCGCCTGCTCGGCCGCACCGGGCTGTTCGCCGCCAGCTTCAGCCCCGATCCGCTGACCCTGGCCTACCGCGAAGGCGGCCGCGCCGTCGGACTCGCCCTGGTGGCGATGATCGGCGCCGCCGCGCCCGAGCGGCTGGCCGAACTGCTGGTCGAGACCCCCGCCGCCTGACACGCGGGCTCTGCCCGCGACCCGCCGGGGCGATGCCCCGGACCCCCTTCTTTTTCGAAAACAAAGGGGGTTTGGGGCCTCGCCCCAAGCGGGGCGCGGGGCGGCAGCCCCGCTGATTCGTTGCGAGTGCGCGCGAAGCGCGCCGGGGCGGCAGCCCCGTAGCTTTTCCCACAGGAGTGTTGCCATGACCGAAACCCCTCCGTCGCCTTCCGACAGCCCGGCCGAGCCGGTCGCCGAACCGGCGCCCACGCCGGCGGCCTCTTATGACGATCTGGTACTGCCGGACGGGCTCAGCCCCGATGCCGAGACCGGCGCCGCCTTCCGCAGCCTCGCCGCCGAGGCCGGCCTCAGCCGCGACACCGCCCAGAAGCTGGTCGATCTCCAGGCCGGGCTGATCCGCAAGCAGGGCGACGCCGCCCGCGCCCAGGCCCAGGACACCGCCCGGGCCTGGGCCAAGGATGCCGCCGCCGATGCCGAATATGGCGGGGCCGATTTCGCCAGGAACGCCGGCCTCGCCCGGCAGGCGTTGCAGGCCTTCGCCACCCCGGCCCTGGTCGAGTTGCTCGACGGCAGCGGGCTCGGCAACCACCCCGAGCTGATCCGCGCCTTCTACCGCGTCGGCAAGGCGATGGCGGAAGACGGCCGGGTCGGCGGCAGCGCCGCGCCCCGCCCCGACCGCCTCGCCGCCCTTTATCCCACCATGGTTCCCAAGGAGTAACCGATGGCCACCCTCGTCTCCACCAACCCGACCCTGGCCGACCTCGCCAAGGCGCTCGATCCCGACGGCTCGATCGCCCAGGTGGTCGAGATCCTGTCCCAGGTCAACGAGATCCTCGACGACATGACCTTCATCGAGGGCAACCTGCCGACCGGCCACCGCACCACCATCCGCGCCGGCCTGCCCCAGCCCACCTGGCGCAAGCTGTATGGCGGCGTCCAGCCGACCAAGTCGACCCGGGTCCAGATCACCGATTCCTGCGGCATGCTCGAAGCCTATGCCGAGGTCGACAAGGCGCTGGCCGACCTCAACGGCAACACCGCCGCCTTCCGCCTGTCCGAGGACAAGGCCCACATCGAGGGGATGAGCCAGGAAGTGGCCCAGACCCTGTTCTACGGCAACGAGGGCACCGAACCCGAGGCCTTCACCGGGCTGGCCCCGCGCTACAATTCGCTGTCGGCCGAGAACGCCGACAACATCGTCAATGCCGGCGGCACCGGCGCCGACAACAGCTCGATCTGGCTGGTGGTGTGGGGGCAGGACACCTGCCACGCCATCTATCCCAAGGGCTCCCAGGCCGGGCTCAAGCACAAGGATCTGGGCGAGGTCACCATCGAGGACGTCGATGGGCTGGGCGGGCGGATGCAGGCCTACCGCACCCATTACCGCTGGGATGTCGGCCTCAGCCTGCGCGACTGGCGCTACGTCGCCCGCATCGCCAACATCGACGTCTCCGACCTCGCCACCCTCGCCAACACCAAGAACCTGCTGACCTGGATGATCCAGGCCAGCGAGCGGATCCCGGTGCTCGGGCGCGGGCGGGCCTGCTGGTACATGAACCGCACCCTGCGCGAGAAGCTGCGCCTCGGCATCGTCGAGAAGATCGCCGACGGGCTGAGCTGGGAAACCGTCGCCGGCAAGCGGGTGATGGTGTTCGACGACATCCCGGTCCGCCTCAGCGACGTCCTCCTCAACACCGAAACCGTCGTGTCCTAAGGAGCCCCCGCGATGATCCTCGATGAACGCACCCAGTTCTGCGCCGCCACCGCCCTCAATACCGGGGCGGCCGGCAGCACCCTGCTCGGCAACGTGATCGATCTCGGCCGGAACGGACTCGATCTCGGCGGCGGCGAGCCGCTGTGGCTGGTGATCCAGGTCGCCACCGCCGCCACCAGCGCCGGCGCCGCCACCGCCAGCTTCAAGCTCGCCTCCGACGCCCAGCCGGCCATCGCCACCGACGGCAGCGCCACCATCCACCTCGTCACCGACCCCCTGCCGGTCGCCAGCCTGACCGCCGGCAAGCGGGTCTGCGTCCTCGCCTTGCCGCCCGGGAGCTACGAACGCTATCTCGGCCTGCTCCAGCTCACCGCCACCGCCGCCTTCACCGGCGGGGCGATCCACGCCTTCCTCACCACCGCCCCCGAGGCGTGGCAAGCCGCCGCCGACGCCTGACCGCCTCGGCCGGGTTCCGTCCGGCCCCGGCCCCGGGCCGGGCGGAACCCGCCTTTTTCCCTTTCCCGTTCGGAGAAACGCCGATGCCCCGCTACCGCCTCACCGCCGACGCCTTCATCGCCGGCAGCCGCCGCCGCAAGGGCGAAATCGTCTCCCATGACGGCCCCGCCGGCCGGGCGATGGAGCCGCTCCCGTCCGAGCCCGAGCCCGAGCCCGCCCCGCCCCCCGCCCGCGCCGGCGGCCGGGGCAAGGGCAAGGCCGTGCCCGCCGCCGCCGGGGCCTGACGGCAATGGCCGTCTCGCCCGTCGCGCTGTGCAACCTCGCTTTGGTCCGCCTGGGCGGGGCGACCATCGCGGCGCTCGACGAGGGCTCGAAGGAAAGCATCCTCTGCGACCTGCTGTTCGAGCCCTCGCGCGACGCCACCCTGCGCGACCATCCCTGGAACTTCGCCGCCCAGCGCCGCACCCTGGCCGATACCGGCGCCAGCGTCGCGCCCTGGGCCCACACCTATGCCTATCCCTCCAACTGCCTGTTCGCCCGCGAGATCGTCAATCCGCGTGGCCGGCAGGCGCCGCCGGTGCCGTTCGAGGTGGCCGGCGACGGATCGGGCGGCCGGGTGATCCATACCGATCTGGCCCCGGCCACCCTGCTCTACACCGCCCGTGTCACCGACCTCGCCGCCTGCGATCCGCTGTTCATCGAAGCCCTGTCGTGGAAGCTGGCGGCCGAACTGGCGATGCCGCTCGCCAGCAACAAGACCCTGATGGACATGGCCCAAAGCCAGTATGCCCGCCTGCTGACCGTGGCGCGGGCCTGCGACGGCAATGAAGGCATGGCCGAACCGGCCGGCGCCGCCGACTGGATCCTGTGCCGGGGCGGGGAAAGGCGGGGGTGAACGGGATCAGTGGCCGAGCAGCTTGGCCAAGCCGAACATCGCCCCCAGCACCAGCGTCGCGTTGATCACCACCGCGCCGAGGATCGTCTTCATCAGATCCGAACGCACGGTGGCGATGTCGTCCTTCAACTCGGCGCGGAGCGAGGCGATTTCCTCCTTCATCTCGGCGCGGAGCGAGGCGATTTCCTCCTTCATCTCGGCACGAAGGGTCGCGATGTCGGCCTTCAACTCGGCCTTGGCCTCGATCAGGTCGGCCTTGCTCGCCGCCTGAGTGTCCATGAACTCGGCCAGCGCCTCGACCTGCTCGGCCGAAAAGCCAACCTTCTGCAATTTGAGCACCGCCGTCGCGCTCATCGCCGTTCCTCTTCCGATTGCTCGTCCGATCCTACCACAACCCGGCGCCCCGCCGCGAGGTTCCGCCCATGACCCAACGCCTGTTCCAGCCCTCGTTCGCCGGGGGCGAGCTGTCGCCCGCGCTGTATGCCCGGGTCGATCTCGGCAAATACGCGGTCGGCCTGCGCAAATGCCGCAACTTCATCGTCCACCGCACCGGCGGCGTCTCCAACCGCGCCGGGTTCGAATATCTCGGCAC